GTAAAATAATCATGCCGCTTACCACGTTTTAACAACTGATAATCACTGATATTATCTGGCCCGTCACCTTTATCTACTGTAACTGAGTCCTGCAGGTTTTCGTCGCGAAACCAGTAGTTGAATATTTTGTTGTAGCACCGGAACGGCATTGCGTTGATGGTGACGTTGGACATGTCGCCGAGCGGCAGTCCGAAGTAGTCGTAGATTTCGATTTCATCGACGGCGGTTATGTTGACGGTGGGGACTACGAAGTCGATAGAGTCGCCCGGTGCGTCTTGTTCGCCCATGAGTTTAACGAAGTCGGGGTAGACCTGACGCCATGGGGTAAAGAAGAAGAAGGTTTCGAGGAACAGGTTATCCATGACGGGCTTCAATGGCGTGGCCATTCGCCCGAATAGGCTTGCCCGGAGGTTGATGGTATCTCCGGGCAAGCACTCTAAGGATAGGATTGGGATTAAGAGACCGGCGTCAAACGTTGTCTTTAGGCCGTGAGATAGGTCGAAGGTACTACGCGGGATCTCCGCGGTTTTTGTCTGACTGAATTGGTGAGTTTTGCGCGCCATTTTGGAAGTCTCCGAGGGAATGTTCGTTGTTGATGTCGATGTACTCTACACCGTTACCCATGGATTTTTTAGTCTTGCAGTTAAATTCTGCGGTTTGGTCGTCCCAATCGCCGAGTTGAAAGAGGGTGTAGTCGGCGGGGTGTTTTGCGAATTGATGGCTTTCGGAGTTGACGCAGTCGGTGAACGCGCGAGTGGCGAGGCCGATTGATGGGACGAAGAATGGCGGTAGGAAGGACTCTGCCTTCTGGTCGTAGACGGTGAAGATTAGTTGCTTTTGCATTAGAGACTCCGGGTCAGCCTTTCGGCTTGTTTTTATTTGCAGAACTCGCGGGTTGCGAGTCTTTCATCGGAGTTATCGGGATTCAGCCGGGCTTTTTCAACCCGGGCTTTCCGTAGTTGTTCCGCCAGTTTTGGATTTTCTCTTTCGAGTAGAGTGCGGTAATAGGTGGGAACGGGTGTTTGCCGTCCATCGGGAGTGATTGCGTAGTCGTGCGGCCAGAGGTCGTTTTTGTATTTTTCATACCATTTATTTCCTATTCCGGGTCTTAGGGACATGGTGGTATATGGCGGTTTAATTAGTTGGTCGGTGATTTCGCCGGTGTCGGTGTCGATGATGCCGTAGGCGAGTTTTGCGTATTCGCCGTTTTGTTTCTTGAGACAATATCTAGCCACGTAACCGGCAGATTGGAATGACACGCATCCAATTTCGGAATTGCCGTGGGTCCAGTATTTCTCGAGTGTAGGTGAACGGTATATGCGATTACCGTTTGAGGTGCGCCAGAGATATTTATCGGGGAGTTCGAGGTTGAACAGGATGGCATGGTAGTGAGGACGGCCAGTGCGGCACACAGTGCATTGCGGTTTGTCCTGTACGGGTTCATCAATCCAGCCTCCATGGTCGCAACAGATGTTGCCGTATTCTCCGCACATGTAGTAGCGGATGGGATTTTCTTTGTCCTGGCGCTTGAGCCCTTTTCGGAGGGCTCGTATGAATTTTTGAAAATGCTCGTTATTTAACGAGTTATTTTCGGGGAGTTTCTCAGTGGTGTAGGTGAGGGTTACAAATAGATTCGAGTGGTGCATCTGGGCTTCGTGAGTACAACGTAGCGCCCATTCTTTGGCTTTTTCGAGGCGGCAGCCGATGCAGCGGCCGCAGGGTAGTTCGATGGGATGTTTGGTTCCGAAGGATTCGGATATCTTGAATTTGGGCCCGCCGGGCCCGTAATATGCTTTTAGGGGTTTATAGCAGGGCATTGCTGTAATTCTCCTGAAATGAATCAGCCCTCCTTCTCGGAGGGCTGGTTTTTTTTTGTTTGCGTGTGTTTAGAGGGCGATGCCACCACGGGGTACGGTGCGGTGACCGTTGCGTTTATGCATTCGGTTAGCGGTCTTTCTGAACAGCTTTCTCGAGCGTTTACGAGAGAGTTTTTTTCGTCGCATTTGGTACTCCTATTGGCTTTCGGGTTCTATTTGGTTGGTGGGACCACTGAGGACATTATAGAACAAGTAAATAATGTCATTCGCCGCCCTTGTCAAGTGTCTTGGCATCCTCCGGAGGCGGCGTGAGAGGGTCTGAGACGCTCTCTGTGGTGTCGGGCGGAGGTTCCTGCCCTTTGGCAACGATTGCATCAAGCCACGCTTGTGGATCGTTGTTGAAGGCTGTTTGCGCAGCCTGTGGTAGTTCGTGGAACTGGGAGCGTAATTCGGCGACGGCAAGCATGGCATCGAGATATTCTCGATAGGAGCCGTCACCGTAGGTTTCGGCGGCTTTGCGTTCGGCGTATGGGTCGATGCCGGTCGCGTCGTAGCGTTCCACAATATTGTTGACGTTCACCTCATCGGTGAAGTGGGTTTGTGTGAGCGAGTCTCCAGAGAAGTCTTGCTGGAGTCGCGGGTAAGGTCGTTTAGCGGGCATTTTGCTGATCCTTGCGATTGTAGAAGTATTGGAGCAGCTTGTCGGTAAATGAATCCGACCAGCCGAGCGAGGATTGCATGGCGGTTATGACCTCGGGGATCATATCGTACATTGCCGAAATGGCGGCTTCTTTGCCGCCTTTAGCGGTAGCGAGATTTTTGTCGGCGATGATCTTGTCGATGTTCGCGTCGATCTGACGGAACATGAGCCCGAGGTTTCTTGTTTCGGAGTCGGTTTTGGCTCCGGTTTTGCCTTTGAGTTGAGTGTCGGCTTGTACGTTTTCTGCTTGTGCGCCGAGTAGTTTGGCTTGTTGCTCCTGAAGTCGTAACGACATTGCGGAGTGTGCGGCTTGGGATATGCCAGCGGCGCGCATTGCTTTGGTGTTTTGCATGGTCGCGACATTGCCTGACGGCGTCGACGCGGAATTGCCTAGAGCAAGGATGCGATTAAGGCCCGCTTTGGAGAGGTCGTTGGCTGATCGCTGGTAAGCGGTGGAGGACATGCGCTCTTGGAATGCTCGATTTTCTCGAGCAATTTTGAGGTTGGTCCGATTGGCGGCGGCTTGGCCGGAGTCGCCAAAGATGCCGCCGAGTAGATTGCCGGCAACGCCGGCGATAGGGCCCAACCATGATGGTGCTGATTTTGCTGCTGCCCCGGCTAGTAACAGTGGTGACATTGTTTTGCTCCTGCGTCGTGTATGGGTTGACTATATTTCATTTTTTTATTGTTTGCTCCTCTTTGCCAGGTGGAATTTATTACCCACAGGGTACACAGGCTAGCGGGTTAGCGTAACAAGTGACGCACCCGCTGCATGTGCACTTATGGATAAAAATATCCAACTGGCAACGTCGCGGCACAAAATGAGTCGCCCCATGGGGCGACGCATTCGCGGGTTGCTAGAAGTGGTCTATTAGGCCGGGTGTAGCGTAGAGAGGTAGCGGTCGTGCTGCTTTGATCTTAAACCATACGTCGAGTAGGAAGTCGGGTTCCGATGGAACCGCTACGACCCGGTCAATTGGTGGGTTGTCGGTTATGAAGGCCTCGTTTAGTGCTGGCAGGGAGGCGAAGTCTTGCGCCAGATGCCAGACATCGAGGGAGGCGGCTGCTTCGGATCGAAACAGGCCGGTGATTTGTGATTGTTTGAAACGATATTCATCGTAGCGCGGCATATACGAGAAGGTGTCGTTGTCGATGGCGGGATCGTTGGTCACGTAGATTTCTTTATTCTTGACGGCCATTTCGCCCAAGTGGGAGAGGGCTGGCCAGTAGTAGTCATATCGTGTTTGGCGATCCCAGTATCGTTCGATGCCTTGCTGGTAGGTGAGGTCGGCCCGTACGTTGACGAGTCCGAGAATGTGTCCATGTTCGGTGAATGATTGGGTGAAACCATGACCGCCACCGGAGACGGTGCCGTAGGCGGCAAGGTTGCCTTGCGGAGTTTCGGTGTAAGCATCGCCTTGTTGATCGGCGCTGCCGGAGGTTTGCTGGACAGGATTTATGTTGATCATCGAGCGTCCGCCGCCGAGGAAGAGCGGGCGTTGATGGACGAGTAGAGATGGATCGTTGACGCGGAAGTGGCTCTGGAGCAATTCCGGGTAGCGTGTTCCGCCTCTGGCGTCACGCTCTAGGAGTTTTTGAATTTGGAAGGATTCACGGAGGTCGTTGATAGTGAATCCAGTTGCTTGCGACAGGTCGGCATAGATCCGCGGTTGCGTTAATGAGTTTGTGCCGGATTGCGAGGTTGCGACCCAGAGGGTCTCGCTTCCGACAGTGTCGCCGATATCTGTCGCGAATGGGTAGGTTGTGGATGGGACATCGGTTTCTTTGATGTCTACGCCGACGCTGGATGTGATGGAATCGGTTAGTCCGAAGCCGAGGCCGGTGATCGGTGCTAAGCCACCGAGGTCGACGCTCGTCGCGGGCCCTTTTTGCGG